ACCGAAGACATCACCAAGGCTGAATACACACACCAGTTTCCCAACGCCATCCCCGTCAGTTCGCTCATGTCGCAAGGCGTGGGCGATCAAAGTATCGGCCAATGGCTGGGCGACAACACGGTGCGGATCGCGGAATATTTTTACTACGAGACCGACCACAAAAAGCTCAACCTTTATCCCGACAACTTGACTGCGTTTGAGGGCACACCCGAAGACAAGCAACTTGCTGCCATGTATGGCAAGCCCCTGCGTTCGCGTATGGCCGAACGTAAGAAGGTCATGTGGTGCAAGACCAACGGCTTTGAAATTCTTGAAGAGCGCGAGTGGGCTGGCAAGTGGATACCTGTCGTCCGCGTCGTCGGTAACGAATTTGAAGTTGATGGTCGTATATATATCTCGGGCTTGGTGCGTAACGCTAAGGACGCCCAGCGTATGTACAACTACTGGGTCAGCCAAGAAGCCGAGATGCTGGCACTGGCACCCAAGGCACCCTTTATTGGCTATGGCGGTCAATTTGAAGGCTACGAGAACAACTGGAAGACGGCCAACACCAACAACTGGCCGTATCTGGAAGTCAATCCCGACGTCACTGACGGCGCTGGCAACATGCTGCCACTTCCGCAGCGGGCGCAGCCTCCAATGGCGTCCAGCGGCCTCCTACAGGCCAAAGCGGGCGCGTCAGATGACATCAAGTCTACTACCGGCCAATATGACTCTAGCCTAGGGGCCACCAGCAATGAACGATCAGGAAAAGCGATCCTTGCTCGCGAAAAACAGGGTGATACGGGCACATATCATTACGTGGACAATCTTGCTCGCGCTATTCGCCATATTACGCGCCAACTCGTCGATCTGATTCCAAAAATCTACGACACGCAGCGTGTAGCCCGCATCGTGGGCCTCGACGGCGAAGTTGGCATGGTCAAATTGAACCCTGATCAGCAAGAGCCTGTCAAAAAAATTCAAGACGAAAACGGTATTGTCCTCGAAAAGATTTATAACCCCAATGTCGGCAAGTACGACGTGGTTGTAACGACCGGCCCAAGCTACATGACCAAGCGTCAAGAGGCGCTTGACGGCATGGCGCAGCTTTTGCAAGGCAACCCCGAACTTTGGCAGGTCGCAGGCGACCTATTCGTCAAAAACATGGACTGGCCTGGCGCTCAAGAGATGGCAAAGCGCTTCCGCAAAACCATCGACCCCAAACTGCTGTCCGACGACGACAAATCGCCCGAATTGCAGGCCGCAGAGCAGCAAATTCAGGGCATGGGCCAAGAACTTGACCAGCTTCACGGTGTTCTTAAGAACATCCAGAACTCCATTGAAGCGCAGGATGTCGAGGTCAAGCAGTTTGAAGCCAAAATTAAGGCTTACGACGCGGAAACCAAGCGCATTTCGGCTGTTCAGGCGTCTATGTCACCCGAACAAATTCAAGATATCGTCATGGGCACGGTTCACGGCATGATGAGCAGCGGCGAACTCGTTGGTGAAATGCCTGGTCGTGAAGGGCCTGAAATGGGCAACGAAACGATGGAAATGCCGCCTCCAGAGCAGCCACCTATGCCCGAACAGGGTATGCCTGAACAAATGCCTATGCAGGAAATGCCACAATGACCGAGAAACCAGCCGACTTTATCGGATATCTGTTTCTAGCGCGGGATGTGGCCCATTCGGTGCATCTGAACACCCGTAGCTTCTCTAAGCATATGGCCCTGAACACGTTCTATGACGAGATTGTGGGCCTAGCGGATAAGCTAACCGAAGCCTATCAAGGCCGGCACACCCTTGTGGGGCCGATCACTTTACAGTCGGCTAAAAAAACAGCTAATATTACTGAGTTTCTTCAGGATCAACTGGCTGAACTGGAAGATTGCCGGTACACGATTTTTGATAAATCAGACACCGCACTTCAAAACATCATCGACGAGATTGTAGGTCTGTATCTTACTACGCTCTACAAACTTCGTTTTTTGGCATAGGAGCCTCAGATGGCTAACTATAAATATCTTGAAGCCACGGCCCAACTCAAAACGGGCGCAGGCAAAGTCAAATCAGTGTTTTGCAGCAGCGGAACCTCGCCAACTGTAGCCGTCTACGATACGGACAATGGCACGGCAACGACTGCCACTACGCTCATTGCTACATTCACAGCCGCCGCGCCTGGAGTTTATACCTTTACAGGAGATGATGGTGGGCTGTACTTTAACAAGGGTCTTTACGTCGTGCTTGGTGGAACCACTCCTAAAGTGACCATTGGCTTCGATTAGACCCCGACGAAACCGACTAGCCGGTTAGCTAGGTTTTATAGGACTACCCAACTATGGAAGAAATTCCCGAACTACCAGCGGCTGACCCCGCGCCAGATCAAGAAGCCACGGCGGCGCTTGAACCTGTAGACAATCAACTGCCGGAAGATGTAGCCAGCGAAGCGTCCAAGACCTTTTCGCAAGAAGAACTTGATGCCATCGTTAGCAAACGTCTCGCAAGAGAACAGCGCAAATGGGAACGAGAGCAGGCCCAGCGTGCAGCAGATCAGGTCAGGTCAGCCCCGGTTGACATGCCCTCGCCAGAGTATTTCGACACTACCGAAGCCTACGCAGACGCGTTGGCAGAGCGTAAGGCCGAAGAATTGCTCGCACGGCGTGAAGCGGCACAGCAACAGTCTAGCGTCCTCGAAGCCTACCACGACCGCGAAGAAGAGGCTCGGAACAAGTACGATGACTTTGAACAGGTCGCGTATAACCCGAACCTAAAAATTACGGACGTGATGGCCCAGTCCATTCAGTATTCCGACGTTGGCCCTGATATCGCATATCACCTAGGGACCAATCCGAAAGAAGCTGATCGGATTTCCAAGCTGCCGCCAATCTTGCAGGCAAAAGAGATAGGGCGAATTGAGGCCAATTTGGCTAACAATCCACCTGTCAAACGATCTTCATCTGCCCCGGCACCAATTGCACCTGTTACGGCCCGATCCTCTGGATCACCTGCCTATGACACGACGGACCCTAGGTCTACCAAGACCATGACGGATTCGCAGTGGATTGAAGCGGAACGGCTGCGCCAGATCAAGAAGTACGAGGCGCAACGTAACCGCTAAGTCAGGAGACACACTGTGTCCAACTCTATCCTTACTATCGACATGATCACTCGGAAGGCTCTGGAAATTCTGGAGAACAACCTGGTGCTCACCCGCAACGTGAACCGCCAGTACGACGACAGCTTCGCTGTTGAAGGTGCCAAGATCGGCTCCACGCTGCGTATCCGCCTCCCCGACCGCGCTCTGGTCACTGACGGTGCCGCCCTGCAAGTTCAGGACGACAACGAGCAGTACACCACGCTGACCGTCAACAACCAAAAGCATATCGGCGTCAACTTCACGTCCGCCGAATTGACCATGCAGCTGGATGACTTCGCTGAACGCGTCCTGAAGCCTCGTATTAGCCAGTTGGCCGCGTCCATCGACGCCGACGTCGCCAATGCGTACAAGGGCATCTATTCGTCGGTCGGCACCCCCGGCTCTACGCCTTCGACTTCGCTGGTTCTGTTGCAAGCTCAACAGAAGCTCAACGAAAACGCGGCGACGATGATGCCTCGCTACGCCACCGTCAACCCAGCCGCTAACGCTGGTTTGGTCGAAGGCATGAAGGGCCTCTTCAACCCAACCGACACCATCAGCAAGCAGTTCAAGAACGGCATGATGGGTACGGGCGTTCTGGGCTACGACGAGATCAACATGTCTCAGTCGATCAAGGTCCACACCACGGGTACTTGGGGTACGACCATCACGGTCACTTCGGCTATCACGACGCAAGGCACGACCACGCTTCCGATCTCCTTCACCGGCACCGGCAGCACTTGGAAACAGGGCGACGTGTTTACCATCGCTGGCGTCTACGCGGTCAACCCGCAGACCCGTGAAACCACTGGTTCGCTTCAGCAGTTCGTTGTGACTGCCGACGCTACCGGCACGTCCACGGCCTCTCTGACTGTCTCTCCAGCGATCTACACCGCTGCCAACGCACTTGCCACCGTGGATTCGTTCCCCGCCGCATCAGCGGTTGTTACGATGTTGGGTTCAGCCACTTCGCAATATGCACAAAATCTTGTGTATCATCGCGACGCGATCACCTTTGCAACCGCCGACTTGCTGCTGCCAAACGGTGTGGACATGGCTTCTCGCGCTGTCCACAACGGCATCTCGCTCCGCGTTGTCCGTCAATACGACATCAACAACGACCGTATGCCTTGCCGTATTGACGTGCTGTATGGCTACTCTGCTATCCGTCCCGCAATGGCCGCTCGCATCTGGGGCTAATCTTTATGCCCCGGCTTAGGCCGGGGCGTAATCCTCTTTTTCTTGGAGAATTATCATGGCACTTCCTTCAGTTGGTGGCGGGTACCAAATCGGTGATGGCAATCGCAACGAGATTTTTCTCGGTGAGCAGGCTGATCCGCAAACCGCAACCGCAACCGCAACCCTGACCGCCGCACAAATCACTAGTGGTCTCTTGGTTGCTAACCCAAGCACCTCGGCTGCGTCCTACACGCTGCCTACCGCTGCTTCGGTTGATAGCGTGCTGACCAACGCTAAAATTGGCAGCACCTTTACTCTGTCTATCGTCAACCTTGGTACCGGTTCGGGTGCCCTGACGATTGTTGCTGGCACCGGCTGGACCCTTGTTGGTTCAGCTACTGTGGCCGTTACAAGCTCGGCTCAAGTGCTGGCT